TCGTTAGTTAAATCTAAATATGTTGTAGCCATTATTTTTTATGTACCTTTTGTATTGCAAAGTTTGCCATTAAACTTGCACCTTTGTGTGGTACAAACTTTCCTTTATGTTTCATTAATTTAAAGCTACCATTTTTTTGTTTCATCCAATGGTAGCCTTTTGGAGCTTTAACCTTCATTTTAATTAGGTTTAGCTTTTGGCATAGCTTCTCCACCCACACCATACATCATTCTACCATGACCTGCTTTTTTTCTTTTCATCATTTCCATGCCATTACGAGCTGTTTTTCTTTTCATCATTTCCATGCCATTACGAGCTGTTTTTCTTTTTCCGTACATTTATTTCTCCACTTTATTTTTTTCGTTATAGTAACCCGGTCTTAAACTTTCGTTATA